TCTAGGCTTCTTCGATGCTGGCGTGTTCAAAGCGTCAGTAGCAGGTGCCGAGCAAGCGGTTATCTACGCAGCGGACTTCGATTATCTGCGCTGCAAGTCAGTCGATGACGCCTATGCAGTTGACGATCTGCTTGTTGCAATCCATCCACTGCCGGGAATGTTCCTGAACGTTCGCGCTGCGGCTGGCACCTACAAAAAAGGCGATGCTCTCTCAATCGCCAACGGCCAGGTGAAAAAATGGGCCACCGGAGAGGCTGACCGTTGCTACTGCGACGAAGAGCGCTCAATTACCGCCGCTGCTGGCGACCTAATTCGCGTAGTGATTAAGTAAGGAGTCACTGAATGCTTGTTTATTCTAAATCGCTGGGCGAAAAGACCGGCAATCTGGCTGTTAACCAATACCAGTTCGGTATGCTGACGCAAGAGCGTGATGCGGCTATGAACCATCAGGGCGTTAACGTCATGAAGGAACTTGCCGATCGCATTACTGCTATCAACCAACTGCAGGGTATCAACGCTGTTCGTTCCCCGGCTGACCTGTACAAAGCGTTTGACCAGACTGTTCTGCGCCAGTTCGAGCCGAATACCGAATTCACGCTGTTCAACGACCTGATGCCGCTGTCCCGCTCCGTGCGCATCAATCAGACCGTGTATGAATACGCTAAGTCTGGCGGTCGTATGTGGGCTCACACCTCCATGTCAGGTCAAATCGGTGCGGCGCTGGATGCGGTTCAATACCAGTACGACGGCACCATGGTTCCGGTGCATGACACTGGCTTCAAGTTCCACTGGCGCGAACCTCGCCTGAACAACCCTGACGCTTTCGACATCATTGCTGATGCTCAGTTTGAGTCCACCAACGAAGTGCGCCGCCAGTATGTGGATTACATCTACAACGGCTATCGCGACTCTGAAGGCACTTACATCAAGTTCGATGATAAGACCTGGAAAGGCCTGAAAAACGATGAGCGCGTAGCGATGGTCGACCTGAGCGCTTCCGGTCTGAATATCGACTTCACCGATCCGGCTGCAACAGCTGAGCAAATCCGTAATGCGGCAATCAAACTGCGCGATACGCTGAAGCTGACCAATAACCAGTACGCAGCGCAAACCTGGTATGTTTCCAGCGCCATCATCTCCAACCTTGAGCGCTACTACAGCGACAACTACCAGTCAGACACCATTCTGCAAGAGTTGCTGAAGCTCTCCGGTATCGCGGCAATCAAAGAAGATGCAGCGCTGACTGGAAACCAGATCCTGATTGTTCCACTGACCGCTGGCGTGATTGCTCCGATTGTTGGCCAGGCGTTCGGCACCGTTGCCGACCCGCGCCCGTTCTACAACAGTGATTACATCTGGCGCACCTGGGGCGCTGCTGGCTTGATGGTTAAGACCGACATCAACAGCAAGAAATCCGTCATCTACGCACACGGCTAAGAGGTCGACATGGCACTGGTAAAAGTAATTAGCGATAACCTTTTCTCCGGTGCCAATCTCCAGAAGGTGGAGGTTGGCTCGAAGGTTGAGGTTGCAGACAAGACAGCGGAGAAATGGGCGGCGGCGGGGTTGGTAGAAATTATCGAAGACCGCACCTTTGAAGTGGCGACACCGGGTGATGATGCCCCTGAGCAGCCTGTGGCTACGACCAATAAAGGTAAATAACCATGGCTGACCCAATCACGGCAGATGATGTAAAAGGCTTCCTCGCTGAGCTTGGGTATGCCATTCCTGATGCTCTGCTGACTCCGATACTCTGCCTGGTGAATAAAATCATTCCATGCCTTGAAGGTGCTGGCTATGACGATTGCACATCAAAGCTCATCCTGATGTATGCAGCGGCTCTCATGGCCACATCATCCGGTGCTCGTCGCATCAAATCGCAGGGCGCACCTTCTGGCGCGTCACGTTCGTTTGATTACGGCGAGGGCAGCACTGTCTGGCTGCGTGACTCACTGTCGCAACTGGATACCAGCGGATGCACTGGTGAGTTGCCGATTAGCGCGGGTAATTCGGTGGGGCTGTTTATGGTTGTGGGTGGCTGCTGATGTGGAAGCTCATAACCGAAAGCCTGCCAAAGCCATTCGCTCGAGTGTGGGTTAAAACGGATACCGGGCGGGAAACCACCGGCTATCTGAAATCTGACGGTGAGTGGGTTATCAACTGCGTGACCATTCGCGCTACGGGTGCAAAGGTTGAGAGGTGGCGGGAATGAAACAAAGCGGTGGGTTGTTAAATCAAGCTGAGAATCGACTGGTTGGTGAGATTCCAACCGAGACATTCTTACCTAGCACTAAGTGTTGCGTAAGTCGCTACCATCTCAGTGAGGTTCATGCTTTCAGGTGCAGCGATAACATTCATCTTTTCGTGTGGATTAATCAGACTGGAGTTAAATTCATTTCTCGGCCTGAAGAGTCGTACGAATCCAGCAAGGCGATGTTCTTAAACCAGGTTACGGGCAGGCTTAACGCTCAGTCGATGTCTTTGCATGGTCTGGATAGCCTAAATCACTCCATCATTGAAAAGGTTGAGACTTTTACTCTATGAGCAGCACAGCATCGTGGTCATACAACAAGCCGTGCACCATCTGGAAAAAGCTCGGCATCAGTGAATCTGGCGACCCGCTCGGATTCGACGCGCCAATAACCATCATGTGCGACTACATCGGCGGTCTGTCTGCAAAGCTTGGCTCAATGGGCAAGGAGATCGTGGTAAAAAACACGTTCTTTACTGCCTATGCTCTGGCTGAGGAAGGCGACTACATCCTTATCGGCACCAGTACCGAAGTTGACCCGCTCAATACCAAGGCCGACGAGGTCAGGGCATCCACTCAGTGGAATGACACGCTGGAAGGCCTGGAAGATGATTGGGCAATAATTACAGGGGTGTAGCCATGGGCGTAAAGGTGAAAGGCATCAGCCAGGCCAAATCCAATCTCGATAAGTTCATCGGAACCGTACAAGGAAAGAAAGCAGCCAGGGCGATTCAATCAGCAATGCTAATTGGCTCAACTCAAGCCGCTCTTTACACCCCGATCGACACTTCAACCCTGCTTAATAGCCAGTTCAGAGAGCTATCGGTAAACGGCACTATGATAACCGGCAGGGTAGGTTACACGGCTAATTATGCGGTGTATGTGCATGACCCTAACGTGCCACAAACCTTCCGGCGCTCAACAGCACAGAAGGAGTTCCTGACCAAAGGTTTTGAGGATACGCGAGAAGCTATTAGTGCGGTGATCCGCAAGGAGATGAGCTTGTGACGCCATCAATGCACGACCGGGTGAAGAACATGTTTGTCGATGCTGGGCTGACTACTGGATTCACTGTTCAAACGCTTCTCTGGACGGATACTGGCAACCTGGCAACCTCATTCATGGTGTTCAGGCCAAATGGCGGCACAGCCATTCGCTATGATCTTGGGAACGAGAATTACATCCTTGTCGACGTTGTTGGGGCAAAGGGAAAAAACTCCGCTACCGATACTGCTGCGCAGGCCATTCTCGATTATGTCCAGGCCAACCCATTTATTGATGAGTGCGTCGGGAAGATTGAAAACGTTGGCGGTAAGCCATCGCCAGTATTGAGCGAAGAAGGCCGGTTAATTTACCGACTCCAGTTCGCATGTACGTTCGGTGATTAGCCGAAACTAAATCCATATCAATAACGAGGTCGCCATCTGGCGGCCTTTTTTTATGTCTAAAAGAGGTCAAAGATGACTAATTGCCAAAACTCTAATGAAAGGGTGTTCGGTTCGGCCACTGTGCTTGAGCTGGCCTATGGCTGCCCGGATACACGTCCAGCAGAAGATGACTGGAAGGCTTTGGGCGCAGGCACCACAAAGGGCATTTCACTATCCCCAAACTCAGTGACTTCTGATGCAGATGACACTGGCGGGTGGGTTGAAAATATCATCACCAACGCCGACATGACGTTTAGTTTTGACGGTGAAGTTCGCAAGCACGACAAATTAGATCAGTTTGGCTATGCCAATCTGTTCAAGTATTTCACTGATGAAGTCAGTGCTAAGCGCCAACCTACACTGTGGGCTCGCATGACCATTGGCCC